GCATCTGTAATAAACACATCTAGCGTGTCTGTTGTGGTTAGAATATTAGCAAAACGAAGACCTACAACCGCATCATCGCTGTCCGCTGTAAAGATAGTAGTAGCAGAATTTGTTATTCTTTTACCATTTGATTCAAAATCTTGTGCCATATTTTTCTCCTATTTCGTTATATCACAGCGCGATCGCCATCGCAACCGCGAACCCTGGTGATGCATATAGTGTATCTGTTGATGTGCCGCCGATCGTGATAGCATCTGCCTCTAATGTGCCATCTATATCAGCGTTTCCAGATATATCTAATGTAGCTCCGTCTAGTTCACCTGTAATAGTTAAATTTCTAATACCTGTATAATCTTTGTTTGAGTCTAAAATAACTGCCTTAGAAGCAATGGCTGTACCAACTGCTGTACTACCTAGATCTAGTGCGTTAAGCTCACCTACTACTGCGGTAATACCATCAAGTACATTTAGTTCTGCTGCTGTTGATGTAACACCGTCTAGTATATTTAATTCTTCAGGTGTAGATGTAATTTGTGTTGTGCTTGCAGCTGCTAATACAGGTAATGTACCTGAAACGTTTGGTAAATTAATTGTTCTATCACCAGTAGGATCTACAATTGTAAGTGTAGTTTCGTGTGCGTCAGCTGTAGCTCCTTCAAATATTATTGCATTTTCAGCTTGCATTGTAACTGTATCTACAGTCGTAGTTGTACCTGCTACAGTTAGTTTTGGTACAAGTAATTCTCCTGTGCTTGGATTATATCTTAGCGCACCTGTGTCATCTAATAAACCATTTGACTCATTGTGAAATACAACAGGAAAGTTTGTGTTAGCTGTGCTGTCCGTAACCGTTACTGTAGATGCTAGCGTAACTGTTGTCCCTGCAATCACACTAGATAAAGCAGTGCCATCAACTGTTATTGCGTCAGCTTCTAACGTACCATCAATATCTGCATCACCACTAATATCTAAAGTAGCTGCATCAAGTTCACCTGTAATGGTAATATTTCTACCACCGGTTATATCTTTATTTGAATCTGTTATAATAGCTTTGCTTGCTATTACTGTTCCGTTTGTTATTCCATCAATAAGATTAATATCTGTTGCACTTGCAGTAACTCCATCAAGTATATTTAATTCTGCAGCTGTTGATGTAATAGCCGTGCCATCGAAGTTGATAGCATCTAAATATGCAGTACCATCAATATAAATATCTTTCCATTCTTTTGACGAACTACCTAAATCATAGGTATTGTCATCGTCAGGTATAATATTAGAATCAACCTCACCACCAAATACAATGTTGTCTGTGTTAGCATCACCAAGAGTTAGTGTGCCACCATTAAATGTTGTTGTACCAGTGACTGTTAGATTACCACCAACGTCTAAATTAGCTCCTAGTGTAACGTCACCATCTGCGTCCAGGAATACAGCTTTGCTTGAAGGTAGTGTACAAAATACTGTTTTACTACCGGCTGCAAAATCTATTTTAGTTGTGTTACCTGCTGATGTATCGATTACCGTGGTTCTTGCTAGAGTGTCGGGAGACGCGTCACCAATAGTTCCAATACCTATTTCCCACGTGCCGTCTGACTCGTGTACAATAATATAATAAGTTGTATTTGTGTCACCAACACCGGTTACAAATGTCTCAAAACCAGTTGCAGCACCACCTAAAGATATGGTACCCTGTCCAGTTGTCGTTGTGGTTTCTTTGACTCTATCGTTTAGAACTAATGCCATAAAACCTTACCCCGATATTCTTATAATAGCACTACTCGTATCTGCGGCTGGAAATTGTATTGTAAAGGTGCCTGCTGTAGTAGAAAAGTCACCACCAAAATCTAACATACATACTGCTGAATCAGTAGCAAGTCCTGCTGTTGCTGCACCACCTGATGATTGATAAATAAGCGCGTACCGCGCTGTTGTAGAAACTGTTGTAAAAGAAGTGTCAGCAAAATCTGCAAACACTGTAGATGTAGAAGAACTACCTGTAACACCGTTATTAGTTAATGTGTTACCTGCTGCAGTATAACCAGAACCTGATGCATTTGTTGCTTCGTTAGTTGTGTTGTAACCAGTTATTGCTGATGCAGAAACTGTTTTAGATGATGTGTAAAGAGCTAGCTTGTACGTGTTTCCACCGGAGGCACTAAAGTTGTGGTTGCCTTTTAGAAGGTGCTCTTTAAAAACATTACATATTACGTTTGCCATATTAACTCCTTAAGGTTGTGGCGACGGCATTGGTATTCTTACAATTCCGTCACTATATTCGTCTCGTCTTCTTCTACCCATCTGCTCTTGTCCTAGTGTCTGCATCTCGCTTTGATAAGATTGCGTGTACATAGCCATCATCTCTGGGTGTTTTAGAAACTTAAAAGCTTCTATAAGGCAGGCGTAAAGCAACAACTGTGGCGCATTTGTGCTGACCCATGTTGTCGTATTGCTTGAAGACAAACCTGTTGGTTGAGCATTATACTCAAGGTACATAGTATACGCTGCATTTGGCGTAGGTGCAAGGATCAATGAGTCCTCATCATAATTAGCATAATATTTAGGAACTCCTGTAGAGCTTGCATTTGGCCAATACTCTGTAAGAAATGAAGCCTCTTTCTTTTGTAGTATTACCTTCTCATTATCTGTCAAACCACCTAAAGAACCAGATGAACTGTAAATTGCAACATATCTTACAAACTCAAAACTAGTTGGTACTACACCAGGCATGGTCACAAACTGTGTACCTGATGTTAGTGTTGCTTGTGCATTTTTCTTAAAAACGTCTAGATCAAGTTCTCTAAAAATACGTAGTTCTGCATGTTCTATAAAATCGTTAGTAATCGTTGCAGTTAGAACATTTGTATCTGTTTCTGTGTAGTCTAAAATCTGTTGTGTTAATTCTGCGTATGTGGTCATGGTGTTATTGTAACAGGTCCAGCGTAAGAACGGAACCCTCCTCCTCGTATATTACCAGTTGTTGCTGTATCTGTCGATACAGAGAAAGTGTAAGTGTCCGCATCCACCACAGTTATTGTGTATCCTGCAGATCTATTTATGTTTGTAGCTGTAATACCGTCAAAACCAATAGCGTCATAAAAACGAACGGTGTCACTTGTTGATCTGCCGTGGCTTTCTTCTGTTACTGTAATAGTAGAAGAACTAGCAGATCCTGTTTTAAACGAATCTGTTTTTAACAAATTAGGTGCAGCTGTTTCTGTTCTATCTGGTCTAGCATCTTGTAATCCTTGTGCATCTGCTTTATGTGCGTTTGGTTCTATTTGCGGATGTTTTGCTTCAAACTCAGATATGTGTACAAAAGAACCATTCCATTCTTTTACCATTTCAGTGTATGGAAATGCCATACCACTACGATCTGATATTGCTTTTGATTTTTTTCCTGTTGCAAAATTAGGCATTTGGGTAATACGCTTTCGGTGTTATAAATGTACTGGTAGATGAACCGTCTTCTGTAAGTGCTCGGTTTAATTCATCTTCGTACAACATTTTATTTTGTTGAACTAATTCAGGTTTATATTTTTGTGATAGGTAGTATGTTAGCCCAGACACCATGCACGGAACAAAACGATAAGGTACGTCAGTTGAGTTTGTATAATCACCTGCATCTTCAATTCTTTTTGCATAGTACAAATGCACCTCGGAACTTGCAGCTGTAGCGTCAGGTGTTGGGTATAAACTTACCGTTACTCTGTCAATAAAACGTTGCACATAATACTGTGTAGGTTGTCCTTTTTGTAATTTATTAGAAAGACTAGAATACGTTGAACGATCAATTTTTGTTAAAGCTGTGTCATTTTGAGTTGTTGCTGTTCTGTCGGTTCTAAAAGTTGCTTCTAAAACATCATCCATACCAAAAATAGTAGAGTCTGTTTGTACTGTTGTAGCTTGCGCTCTGTTGGTATCAGCAGTGTCATCTGCAGCACTTCTAAAGAAATGATACTCAGCTTGTCCCTCTACAAGATTAATGTTTGTTTCTTTTAGTTCCCAATAGTGCAAACCTCTGTTGCCCCATTCTTGAAACATTATATTTAAAGAACGTCTTGCAGATTTTATTCTGTATCCGTTAAGATCTTGAATACCTATACGTTGATAGGCTTCTTCCATAACTTCATCAATGGCAAAAGTCCTATCGAACGTTGCTGTTCCTGAAGTAGTGTTTGGCATATGCTACTCCTTATTAATAAGATTTAATCAGCTCTAATATAATAGTGTAGTGATCATGTGCTGTGTGGCCATGAGTTGTTAAATCAATGTCGCCATCAATACCTGACCCAGCATTATTTTTAATGCCTCCAAAAGATCTAAAATCCATGTAACCTGAAACAGGTCCTGCTGCTGCACTGCCACCTAATACTAATCCAACTACGTTAGAAGAAGCGTTAAATTCTAATGCAACTCTCATTCCACCTATATCATACCATACTTGACTAATTGCAACTCTAGAACAACTGTCCCCAGATGCGTTGTTTACTAATGTATCTACATCTATTTTCTTAACAGATGATTCACCTGTTCCGTCAGATATGTTTGTAAGTTTTATAACAGCGGTTCTTTCGCCGTCTGCTAATGTTTGACTTGTTACTGCGTCTGCCATTTTATTTTTCCTCCGTTAGAGAGAGGAGGCCGAAGCCTCCGCTCCACATAAAGTTTGTTTATTACATTACTGAGTAATCTAGTTCCACTGTAAATCGTCCAGCTGAAGCATCCCCATTCAGTGTAGTTGTTGCAAACGCGTATAAATGTTTGCTAGCAACTGCCGCACTAATATTTGGTGCGAATACATGAAAAGCTGCTGAATCAAAATCAAGATCAACTTCAGTTACTGAGTCTGTTGCAGAAATTCTTGGGTTAACAGATGCAACACCTGCACCAACAATTTCAGTTCCAGAAGAAACAGCTGCGTTAGTAGCTGTTCCAGAAGTTGCACTTAATGATAAACCTCCAACAAGAGTTGGACCACAAATAGTTGTAATAAGTACAGTTGCTTTGTGGATGAAAATTTTAGTAGGTGTTACTAATCCATCAGGTACATCAGTGTTTAAAGTTCCTAGTTCAACAAGAACGTCACCGTCAGCGTAAGCTGTACCTGTATCAGTACCTGCAAGTGTGCCAACAAAAGTTTGTATTTTTCTTGTTCCTAGTGAAATTAGTTGTCCAGTTGAGTTAACTGAAAAACCAGTTTCTGTGATCGCGCCAGTAGAAGATGATTTGTTAATTACGTTAAAACCGCCTTCTGATCTGATCGGACCACTAAAAGTTGAATTTGCCATATAGGTCTCCTTTTCCGCCAACATAGTCCGAGACTGTGTCTACTGCATGAGTCTATGTTGACTGTTTTATATATGCAGTGCGTCGAGTATACGCTTTTAAATGTAAATGTGCAAATAAAAAGGGGCCCGAAGGCCCCTTAATTACTTATTGATTTAGTGAATCTTAAGCAGATCCATCAGAACCATAAATACCACGCCAGTCAGATGCGCCGAAGCTGTATCTTTCTCTAGCTTTGTATCTCATGTTTCCTGTGTCAAAATCACCTTCCATTGCAGTTTTTAAAGCTGCTCTTTGGAAGTGTTTTAGTCCATTAGGAACGTCTGTTTTAATGAAGAAAGCATCACTATCAGTTAGGAAGTTGTTTACCACGTATCCTTGTGGAAGCATTCCTTTTGACGCTAATGCATTTAAATCATTGTCAGAAGTTCCAACTCTTTGGTTAGACTTTAAGATTCTTTCAGCGTTGAACTGATTAGCAGAAGGAATAATTAGTTTCATTCCTCTAGCTGCAATCTTTAATCCTCTTTCGTCTTTAAACGCAGCAATGTCAATCATTGCTTGCTCTAAAGAAGTTTCAGATAAGTCAGCCAATGTAGTTGGTCTGTTTGATTGGTTTCCGCCACCAATAGTTGGGTGGTCGTTATCAATTAAGAACTGTTTGTCTCCAGAAACAGTAGTAACAGAGAAAGCATTGTTTAAAATGTTCGCTGCTTTAATTTGTTTCGTTTGAGCCATAGATCTTGCTAGTGCTTTTGTATAACGCTTTGCGATACTATCATACAAGTTATCTTCAACAGCTTCCTCAGTAATAGAGAAAGCGAGAGCAATTGTCTCGTGATTATAACGTGCTGTGAAAGATTCGTTCGCGCTGTCAAAAGAAACTGCAGAACCTTCTGCCTTAACTGCTGCCTCACCGAAACCACTTAGCATTACTTCTTCTTCAAAAGCTCTATCAGAAGTCTCTGTGTCGAAGATTTCTGCATGTTGGTTTTCGTATGAGTTGTACTCAAGTCCGAATAATGCATTCAGACCTGGCTCTAGCTCTTTCGCTAGTTGTTGTCTTGATATAGCCATAGTTTAAATCCTCCTGCTATTATACGACATGCGCAGGTTCAGCAATGAAACATCTTAGTACATTGCGGACGCCGAACGCGTTGCCTGGGGTTTTAGCGAGACCTAGCATTTTTACACCAGTTAGAGTAGTACCTGTATCAGACACGTCAATCTCTTCTCCAGAAATACCTGTTGTAGTACTTCCTGATTGAGTTGCATCGTGGTCCATGTAAGTACCTACCATAGCTTGTGTTGCTGCGGTGTCGCCTTGAGCTTCGTACACTTGGTACGGATCGTCATAAACAAAACATTCTGAGTCGACATCTAGATCGTTGCCGGCATAGAAGTTTTTAAATGTTGGTTTGCCTGTAGTCTGGTCAGTGAAAGTATGACCTGCAAAAACCATTAGACCGGCATCTGCTACAGCAGCTTTAATAATATAGCCACTTGCAAATTCTACCATGTCGCCCTGGAACATTGCCGTGCTGTTACCATCATCAATATGATATTGTGATAAAGCACCATTGTCTGGGTTTCCACCAACTTTTCCTGAAGGTCTAAAACCAAAAGGGGCATTTGTATTTGCCATATTTGTTTCCTCCTTAAAGGGTTAAGTTGTTAAATTGGAGGTTAAAAAGATTAGTTCTTTTTTGAGCCACCAAAAGTTACACGAGTCTGCCTTTCTTGATTGATTGGCATACTTGGGTGCTGTTCCTTTAAGACATCGGTTTCTAAAGCTTCGTTTCTATCCTCCGTTATTTTACGGTGATATTCTTCACGTGACTTTGCGAGCTCTTCGGATATCCTTGCCAGCACAAGGCCACCAACCCCAATCACTCCTGCGTATTTTCCGTCATGTACAGTTGGATAATCTTGATCTGGGTATTCGTCGGCTCTCACCAATTCCCAACCTGATCTTATTTTGCCTGTTATGTTCTTTGTATCATCAAAGCCCATACTTTCAGCTCTTATCCATCTGTGCCTGAATCCATCGGGCGCAGGGGGTGCATCTAGAGAAGATGGAGGAGCCCATACTTTAGGTTTTTCTTGTTTAACCCTAGTTTGGCTCACGCGGGAAGTTTTAACAGTTTTCTTCACTGTATCTTTTTTTGTCATATGCTTATACCTCCTTCGCGGCTAATTGTTTCGCATACTCTTCGAGTGGCACACCTAATCTTTTAGAAATTGCTACCTGTGATGGTGTGAGTTTCACAGTTTTTCTGCGTCCTTTTGCGGCCGGACGTCGGGCACTTGCTACGTTCTGCGTTGGCGCAGAAGGTGTAGATGACTCCACATTATCAAATTTATGTGGGAATTCAAGTCTTATTCGCTTGTCAACCTCAGAATAATATTCATCTGATTGTGGGTCAAATCCTTCGTCTTCTACAAGCTTCTTATGTATATCAAATGCAGTGTAAGTCATTGCATTATCAGTACCAAACCACGTATTTCTGCTTGCCCAAGCATCTGCTCTAGGATCTACAGGTGGTGGTGTAGCTTGTTTTGGAGTTTCTGTTGGAGCTGTTTGCTCTACAGGTGTTTCTTGTATTTCTTTAATTTTAGCAAGTCTTGTCGAATCCATGGTCAACTGTGCAAGTTCTGTTTGCGCAGCAACCTGTGCTTCAATGTCACCTGCATTAATAGCATTTGCTAATTTAGTTTTTACAGCATCAATGTTAGTTGTAACTCTTTTCTCAAACTCTTGTGTGTAAGATGAATCTAAAGTTTTATATTTGTTTCTTAGTTTTTCAGCTTCTTCTTTTTGAGTTTTTGCAAAAGTAATTGCTTCTTCTTTTTGTCTTTCAGCTTCACGCATCTTACGTGTTAGCTTTGCTATTCTTTTTTGTACACCTTCAGAATATTCACCAAGTTCGTCCTTTGGTTTTTCTTCTGTTGCTTCTACTGGTGTTTCTTCTTTTGTTTCTTCAACAACTATTTCTTCAGCTGGTTTTTCTTCTACTGGTGTTGCTTCTAACTCAATTTCTGTTTCTTGCTCATCAGCCTCACCAACGTCTATTATCTTTTCGTCGTCTTGCATAGATTATCCTCCTCTATGATTACATTGCGTGAATAAGATCCATAGGATCATCAATCGTTCCTAGAATCTCATCATCGTTTAACATTCTTATCTCACCACCATCAATCTCCATGCGCGATCCTGCATATCGTGCAAAAATCACCCAGTCTTTTTCTTTACACCAAGAACCTGTCGGATACTTCTCTTTATCCTCATAACAAAGCGGACCCATCTTCAATACGTATCCAACTTGGACCGCTGCTCGCGCTCTGTCTAATGTTTCTTGTGCTATAATAATTCCGCCTTCGCTTTTTTCTTTAACTCTAAAAGGCATAACAAGTATACGCCACCCAGTAGGGTTTGGTAACTTTTCTAAATTTGTTTGTGAAGGTTCTTCTTTTGCTTTTTGTTGTGCTTCTTGTTTTACAACTTCTTCAGCGTTATATTTATTTTCTAATGCGTGTGACTTTGTCATCATCTGGTTCTGGCTCCTTTGGTTCTAGCAGGTTAGAGATTTCCTGTTTAATTTGATTCAACGTGTGAATCTTACCGAGAATATAGTTGTATTTCTCCATACTGTCAACACCGCCTGCTATAATAACACTAGCGTTGTTATCTATTAATTCATCAAGTAGTCTTTGAGTTTTATATATTACGTTTATTGGATCTGTAGCTTCTGACATATTTCTTTTTCTTATCTCCTAGTTTATGCCAAAACTCATCAAGAGGGTTGGCTTTTTGTTTACAGCATTCCCCCGAACGTGCTTTTTCTTCCGTGTGACAACCACACGTCTCTTCTTCCCCCATCGTAAGTCCCCCTTACTTTTTCTTGAAAATATCGGCTCCCTTTAGTCCGTATATTGATGCGACCACGCCGACAAACAGCGTCTGGTACCAAAAAGGTAGATTGTTAAACTGCTCAAAGAACATATGTAGCTTTGCTTGTATTTCTGGATCGTCAGAGAATACTGACCATATTAATAAAATCACTGGGGCACTTACAAGCAAAAGCACGAACTCGTCTTTCCATCCCTTGTCGTTTGATTGTCTAACAGCGGCTTGGTACTCCACTTCTCCATTCGCCATTTTCTGTGCATGCAATAAAGCAGCATCCGACATAAGTATTTTTGCTTTTTGTTTATTAGCAAAAATAGCTGAACCGGTTTTCAATACCGTAGGTAGAAGTGAGAGTAATGGTCCCATTAATTATTTTATGATTGCTACTATGATAATAACGATAATGGCAGCTCCAATAAGTTTAGTTTTTAAACCCATTTCATTCCATTTATCCATAACTTTTTCTTTTAAAGATTCGATCATGACGACCTCCTTTTTTTCTTTTTTACACCTGCTTCGCTGAGCGCGATAGCTATAGCTTGTTTTCTATTTACCACTTTTTTCTTACTTTTACCAGATTTAAGTTTACCTGATTTGTATTCACGCATTACTTTGCTGATTTTCTTTTCTTTTTTCATTATGCTCTTGTTACAAGATACTCTGCTATTTCTGGTGTATAGCCTCGTGCTATGTATTCATTGTACGCTATAAGTTGTTCTTCAGTAAATTTTGATTCTACGGG